GGGGTGTCAACATAACCTTCTTTGTCTCTAAACTCTTCAACAACCTGCCAATCATAATCTATAGTAAACGGTAATGTACTGTCCGGTTGTGTATTAATAGACATAACTTGAATTTTGTCTTTAACAATTTTTCCTGTTTTGTTATTGTAGATTGCATCAGAAGAATCATAATAGAATTTAATTTCTTCATCACTTTCGAACACATAACGAAGGCCGCGATATGTCATAGTATAGCTTTCGCCATTTGTTTGGAACAATATTAACCAACTTGCATCAAGGTTTTGATTACTAATATCGCCTGCTTTGCCAGTAGAAAAATTGCTAGCAAGATCTATATTAGTATTTGTAACTAGTCTCCAGCGTCTTGTTGCTACGTCATATCTCAATCCAAAAGTATTATACGAGAATGTTTGGTCAACGATTTGTGTTTTTACGCTATCCGTTATGCTTGTAGAAAGCTTTGGTCTTACTTCTGACAAAATAGCACCGGTTGGAATTATGTCATTAAACGCAACCGGGCCGGTGCCGTTTTCGTCTACTGTAATGCCGCGTCCTTCGACGCTAACTACTTTAGTCCATTTGTAGAGACGTGCGCCCGACGTAGTTCCGTCACCTTGTAACATTTCTCCTTTGGCATTAAAATAAAAACCAGAAGGTGGTACAAATTTACACAATGTTCCTGCTTCGATGTTCTTCAAGCTATTAGCAGTAAATGATCCAACTGTGTACGGAACATCGTCAACGTCTTTAAAATATCCTGTTGAGCGATTTGTTTCGCTAGTAGATTGTTCCCAAGTTGCTGCTAAGTCAAACGTAAATATCTTTGGAAAATTACTGTAATAAAAATTAAGCATCTTGCGACTTTTGATAAGCGGCTCGATTGTGTTAAGAATAATTCCTTCAATATCAGTCTGTGTTGCAAATGTAAATGTTTGCTTTTCTTTAAGTGGCTGTTTAAAAATAACACCATCGATTCCATAAAGGTTAACTGATGAATATTTTCCTGAGGTATCTATTAAGTCAAAGTAACGGCTAATACCGCTTGACGTCCTGTTAACTGATTTTACTTTAACAACTTCCTGACTAACACTCAGAGGAGCAACATTGTAGTCTTCTCCTGTAATCATTCTGTTTTGAGTGTAATATGTCGACGGAGCGTTGTTTTTAATGCTCTGACTTGTTTCTGTAGTCGTACCGTTGTCAACAACAGCACGTAAAGACATTGTAATGATTAAATTTTCAACTGTTCCATTTCTGCCTAAATAAGGTACAGATACTGTTATACCTTGCATGTCAGATGTTTGAATTACTACCTGACGGTTTGCAGAAGTACGGTAATAAATTCTGTATGTCCCTTTTGGTAGATCTCCAAAAACTCCATCCGAGAAAATTAAGTTAATTCTATCGTCTGCTCTTGTTAGTACAGAATAAATATTACGAATGTTTTTGTTTAAAGAATTGTAGATAACATTGTTACCTTCAACAGATTCTACTTTAGTCCAGTAATCTGATTCATTTCCTTGATCATCTATTTTGTAAAGCCAAACATCTGTGTTGTTTACATTTGACGAATTGATATCGATTACTTGGTTCGGAACAGGACTGTCAATGTTAAACGTTCCGTTCTCTAATGTACCTTGGCGGAAGTGCGCAAAGAATCCTGTATTAGAAGATCCTGCGCCTCTGCCGTCGTCGCGATATAAACAAGCAAGACTGTTTGCTCTTAAAGGAATTTCTTCTTCTATTGCACCATCATTAATGTCTGTTGAAACAATCTCAAATGTTGTTGATACACCTTCGACTGATTTGTTAAATTTGTAAACTGGCACGTCTGTGTTAATAGCGTTAAATCTGTACTGCTCAGTAGGAATTCCTGCTACAGTATCTTTTTTAACAGGACGCCCAAATGTTCCATTAACCGGAAGTGCAGCATTCATTACTTTTGTAAACTGTTCAAACCAATCTGTGTTGCTAGGATCATTCCAAAAAATTGCCTTACCGGCTAAGTTTCTATTATTAGAATCTACAATAGCTTCTGTTGTTGTTACAGAGTTGAATTTAAGTAACCCGTTTGCTGCTTGGTTTCTCTTAACGTTATATGAAAGCAACCGTGCAAGGCGCAACACAGACTCACGTCTGTCCGCTAGTTCAAGAAAGTTTTCACGAGCGTTTAAATCAATTCTAAAGGAAAGGTTTTGTCCAAGGAACGCAATCAAATCAATAAGCGCAAGGTATTCCGAGCTTTCAATATAGTCATTGAAATCTTCCGGATAGTTCTCTCGCAAGTAATTAATCATTGTACGGCGAAGGTTATCAAAGTCATAACTTTGAAAGTCTGCGTTCTTAAATGATTGGTAAACTCGCTTCCAGTCCTCTGCTACTAGAAGACGATTTTGACGATCGGTAGCTGACATATACACGTTCCTTTGTTATAATGTATTTATTCATCTAGGAAATGTGCGTAGTTAAAAGTTAACCAATTAAGCTATTATTTTGATCAAATCTTAGCTGCATTGATTCAGAAATATTATAAGGCAAATATGTTAGATCGCATTCAATTTGAATCCCTGATTCGTACGAATCTACAGTAACTTGATTGACTACAATTCTAGGATCATAGTTAACAATTGTAGTTACATTGGTTGCTATTGCTTCTTTTAAGTCGTCAGTTAACGGTTCAAAAATTACATCCCATATAATAGTACCAAAGTTAGGATTTTCAAGTTTCTCTCCTTGGCGTATATGAAAGTGGTTAATCAAATCTTGTTTAATTAATTCCAAGTCATAAAGGCGAAAGTTTTTACGATCGTTATCTACAGTACTAGTGCCGCGATAGGCTCTACTAGAAATAACTTCGGTTTTTTGTCTCGGTCCCGAAACTGAAACTCGTTTGATTAGATTTTTTTCAATAGCTGTCATAGTAATATTTATCACCTAGCTCTATTGCGAACAAACGTTTGTCCTTGCGGTGCAGTTGTTGGTTTTGACGTACCTGTAAACCAAGTCGTTTGGTCGCTTGCAAACAAAGGTACGTCTGCGTCAGCTGGTACTTTCCAATTTCTTCTTAACGACAAGAAACGCATGCCTACTCTCGAAGAACGGCTTAACGAGATGGTAGTTTCGTTTACACCGCCATTTATATTTCCAGCTAAGATAGTAACAGTATTTGCGCCCGGATCAATCTTTCTTACAAAGCCGACAATTCCGACAGGTGCAGAACTTTTAAATATAGCAAGATCATTTCTTCTAATATCACCTAGCATGTTAAAGTTTACAGACTTTCCATAAGAAGCATATGCAGATGCGCTAATTGTTTCAATATAAGGTAATCCTGCATATTTTAGAACGTAATTTACAAAAGGTGCATTCCAATTAAGAATGCCTTCGTTGCCATCGCTGTCATTACTACGGCCACTTAATCCAAATGCTTCGGCATGTAACGGATTAGCCGGAGATCCCTGAGATGCCCAATTTTTCGATGCAGCACTAGATATAGACGATTCGAGTCTGTTGTATGCATCCTCTTCGGGAGCATCGCTATCAGGATTCACATTAGCAAAACTTTTAACTAATTTTTTAAAATTGCCGTCATTGTTTTTGCCACCTATAGCATCATCAAATCCAAAGCCTACGTCAAGTAATTTACTAAATTGCCCTAGTCCTTCTGAGCTTAAGAAGTCGTCTGCTGTTTGTTGCAATTGACCAACTAATTGACCTAGCGGACCGTATGATCCACTTGTAATTGCATCTGGCAAGGAAAGGTTGTTGATCGAATCCATCGGTAACACATCAAGCAAGTCGAACTTTCCTAACAATGGTCCAAAAGTTCCATTTCCTGCTGAACTAATCAATTCTGTAAGTTGCGGAGTTCCTAACAATTCTGACAAATTAGTAGTAATGTCCGCAAATTCAACACTGCTCATTTTTTTAACTACGTCTAATGCTCCACTAGACGATATCAAGCTTTGAACATCGATTGTTTGCTTTAGAATATCATTGCCTAAAGAGTTAATAAGGTCAGCAGGATTAGCAAGTTCGGATATTTCTTCCTCGCCTATATCTTCTAATTTTTTCTTGTATTCTTCTGCAATATTAGTTAATAGTAATTCGATAACTGATGGCTTGTTTAATAACTCTACTGATTGCTGTTTAGTAAGTTTAGCAATCGAGTTAACTTCAGTGTTTAATAATTCTGCAATTTGTTCATCTGTTAATCCTGTAAAATCTAACATTATTGCTGTAATCCTCTTCTTGATGCTTGGTCAACCCATCTTAATTTATTAACACTTCGGCCTCCTGAGCCCCACACTACTAAATTAGGACCACGAAGGTCAATATGCATTCTAGTAGGTCCCATATAGCTAGCAGGGG